GACATGCTCGACACCATGCGCGAGGCCGCCATCCGCGACCGCGTCTCGCCCGAGGTACTGCGTGGCCGGCTGTGGGAGGCCTTCACCAGCGGCGCCGCGCGGCCCTCCCTGCCGGCGCGCCCCGACACCGGCCCCTCCAACGAGGACCCGGCGCAGATCCTCGACGCCATGGCCGAGGCGCTCGCCGCCCGCACCATGCCCGGCTACCAGGCGCCGGCGACCGGCCGCCACACCGAGTTCCTGGGCTGGCGGCCCTCCGACATGATCGGCGAGCTGCTGCGCGCCCGCGGCGAACGCAACGTGCCGCGCAACCCGACCATCCTCGCCGAGCGCGCCTTCCACACCACCAGCGACTTCCCGGCGCTGCTCTCGGCCGCGGCCAACAAGATGCTGCTGGCGGCCTACGCGCCGGCGGCACCCACCTATCGCACCCTGTTCCTCCGGCGCGATTTCCGCGACTTCAAGCCACACCGCCACCTGCGTGTCGGCGACTTCCCGACCCTGCTGCCGCTGTCGGAGAATGGCGAGGTGCAGGCCGGCACCATGTCCGAGAGCCAGGAGCTGGTCTTCCTGCAGACCTTCGCGCGGCGCATCCGCGTCACGCGGCAGATGCTGGTGAATGACGATCTCGGCGCCTTCACCGACTTCGCCAGCATGATCGGCCGGCGCGTGGCGGACTTCGAGAACGCCACGGCCTATGCCCTGGTGAACAGCGCCGGCGGCGACGGGCCCACGCTCATCACCGGCGCGGCGGCGGTGTTCGGCACGGCGGCCGCACGTGCCAACAAGGCGGGCGCGGGCACCGCGCTCGACCTGCCGAACCTCGCGCTCGGCCGTGCCGCGGTCATGCGCCAGAAGACCCTCGACGGCCTGCCCATCGCGGTCGGCGCGCAGATGCGCCTGCTGGTCGGGCCGAACCAGGAGCTCGCTGCGCGGCAGCTCACCGTCTCGGTGCAGGCGACGCAGACCTCCAACGCCAACGTCTATGCCGGCTTCGTGCAGCCGCTGGTCGAGCCGCTCATCCCGGCGAACCGCTGGTACCTGTTCTCGGACCCGCTGGCCGCGCCGGTCTACGTGTACGGCTACCTGAACGGCGCCGAAGGCCCGCAGGTCACCACCGGCAATGTCCAGGGCGTCGACGGCGTCGAGGTCAGCGTGATCTTCGACTTCGGCGTGGGCGCCATCGACTGGCGCGGCGCCTGGTTCAATCCGGGCACCTGATCCCGGCTCCTCCCGTCCATCGTGAACCCATGCAGAGGGCGTCCTTCGGGACGCCTTCTGCGTTTCTGGAGACCTCATCCCCATGCGCAACTATGTGCAGCCGGGCGACAGCCTGGCGCTCGCCGTCCCCTATGCGGGCGGCGTCACCTCCGGCCAGGGCGTGCTCGTCGGCGCGCTCTTCGGTGTCGCCGCGGTCGATGGCGTGCAGAACGCCGTCATCGAATGCCAGACCAAGGGCGTCTTCGACATCACCAAGGAGCCGGCGCTGGCCATCACGGCCGGCGCCCGCCTCTTCTGGGACAACACGAACCGGCGCCTCACCACCACCGCCACCGGCAATTTCCAGGTGGGCCTCGCCACGGTGGCGGCGCTCGCGGCGGACACCACCGTCCGCGCCGTGCTGCTGCGCGTTCCGGCGTCCGGCGCATGAGCATCGACCCCAAGGCGACCCGGGGCTATTGCAACCGCAACCCGGGCAACATCGAGCACGTCCCGGCCAACAAATGGCAGGGGCTCGCCGACCCACCCTCTGACGGACGCTTCTGCCGCTTCACCAGCCATGAGTTCGGCATCCGCGCGCTGGCTGCGCTGCTGGTCACCTACCAGGACCGGCACAAGCTGCGGACGCCTCGCGCGATCATCGAGCGGTGGGCGCCCAAGGTGGAGAACGACACCGCGGCCTATGTCGCCGTGGTGGCGCGGCGGATCGGCGTCGGGCCGGACGATGCGATCGACCTGCATCGGCACGATCACCTCCGCCCGCTGGTCGAGGCCATCATCCACCATGAATGCGCCGGGCTGTCCTATCCGGTCGGCGTGATCGATCGCGCGCTGACCCTCGCGGGCGTTCCTCCGGCCGCGCCCGTGACGCTGCGGGAGGTCGCCGCCGTCACAGGCACCGGCCGCGGTGCGGTGCTGGTGGGTGCCGCGGGCATCGCCACGGCGGTGGCGCAGGCCGCACCGGCGATCCAGGCGCTGGGCACGCTGGCGCCAGCCGTCGCCATCGCGGTCATCGTCGCCGCGGTGGTGGGCGTTCTCGCCTGGCGACTGCGGCGGCCAGCGTGAGCGCCTTTGCCGCGGCCATGGATGCGCTGGCTGCGGATCCGAACATCGGAACGGAGGCGAGCTATCGCGCGGGCGGGACCGGGGCGCCTGTGTCGCTGCGGCTGGTCCGCTCGGCGCCGGACCGGCTCGGCGATGCCTTCGGCACCAGCGTGATTCAGGCCAGCGACGTGCTGACGGTGGCCGTCGCCGTGCTGCCCGCTGTCGTCGCGGACGACACCTTCACCCTGGGCGCCGACATCCTGACCGTCCAGCACGCCGAGCGCGACGCCGCCGGGATCGCCTGGCGCATCTTCTGCCGCCGATAGGAGCACCGCCATGATCGACCCCGAACGCATCGGCGGCATCGTCGGCGAGGCGCTGCTCGCCGGCGCGCTGGGTGCGCTTGGGGCGATGGCACGCTTCTCGTCCACCGACCGACCGCTGCTGACCCGCGCCTATCTGCTGCACGCGCTGGCCGGCGGCAGCCTGGGCACGGGCGCCTGGCTCATCGCCCATGCCTTTGAGCTCGATGGCTGGTGGCTCTTCGCCGTGGCGTGGTTGGCCGGCACGCTCGGCTATGCCGCGCTGCATGACCTGCTGCTGCGGATCCTCAGCCGCAAGTTCGGCGGGCGCTGATCGATGCGCCTCGGTGCCAGCATCGTGGGCGACCTCCGCAAGGTGCTGGCCGACGAGGTGCGCGCGGGCGAGCGCGCGGCCATGACCGCCATCCGCGCCGAGACCGAGCAGGTGAAGGCCGAGCTGCGCCGGCAGGTCACCACCGCCTTCTCGGGCAACGCGCGCGGCATCGCCAATGCCTGGCAGTCGATGATCTTCCCGCGGACGGGTCAGTCGCTGCGGCCGGCGGGGCTGGTCTTCACCAAGGTGCCGAGCGTCATTGATGCCTTCGAGCGCGGCGCGCTGATCCGCGCCAAGGGTGGCCGGAAGTTCCTCGCCATCCCGACTGGCTTCAACGCGGCACGTGGGCGCCGGGGGCGCGGCGAGAAGGGCATGCGCGTCACGCCGGCGCAGATGGTCGCCTCGGGACAGGCCTTCCTGCGGCCCTTCAAGTCGGGCCGGGGCTTCGTGTGGTGCCTGCCGCTGCGACAGGGCGAGCAGACTGTGCGGCGGCGCAGGACCCGTCTCGTCGCCGGCGGCGTCACCGAGGTCGGCACGGGCAACCGCAAGGGCCGCGAGGCCTGGGCGCGCGGCCTGCTGGAACAGGGGATGGTGCCGATGTTTCTCCTCCTGCCGCAGGTGAAGCTCGCCAAGCGGCTCGACGTGCGCGGCGCGGCCGAGCGCGGGCTACGCCGACTGCCGGGGCGCTTCGTGGCGGCCTGGGAGCGCGAGAGCGGGAGGGCGGCATGACCCTGCGCGCGCGCTTCCTGCTGCTGCTGACGCTGGTCCTGCTGTCCTGGGCCGCCGTCCCCATCGGCCTGGCGCTCACCTGGGTCGCCGGCCGTTTCTTTGCATCAGTGTTGGGCTGGGTATGAGCGCGCGCGAGACCGCCATCGCGGCGCTGCATAGCCGGCTCGTCACGTCGCTGGCCGCCATGAACCCGGCGCCGATCGTGCTGCGCGGCGAGACCGTGCCGCAGCGTCTCCCCGCCGGCGGGCTGGTCGTGGTCCGCGACGGCGAGACCGTGGAAGAGACGCCCATCCTCTCCCCGCTTGCCTGGCAGATTGAGCATCGCGCCGAGGTCGAGATCACCGTCGTCGGCGTCACGCCCGCCGCACGCAACACCCTGCTCGACGCGCTGCTGGTGGATATCGCCGCCGCCATCACCGCCAATCGCACGCTGGGTGGCGCCGTCGAATGGGCACAGCCCGGCAGCGCGTCCTTCGAGGATGTCGAATTCGAGGGCGCGGCCGCGGCCCGCGCCGCCGCCATCCCCGTCACCCTCTGGTTCACCGTCGCCGGCTCGCCGCTGGCCTGATCCCCCTCCAGGAGAAAGCCCATGCCCCGTGCCATTGGCGCGAATTGCCGCCTGCTCATGCTGCCCGAGACCACCTACGGCACCGCCCCCGGCAGCAACTGGCGGCGCATGCCGTTCCTGTCCTGCGACCTCGGCGCCGAGCAGCCGCTACTCGATGCCGATGTCATCGGCGTGGGCAGCAACCGCGATCCGGCCGCGCCCTTCCTCGACACGGTCACGGTCGCCGGTCAGGCGGTGGTGCCGGTCGACCTGATCAACATCGGCCACTGGCTCCGGCTGCTGCTGGGCGCTCCGACCACCACCGGCACCACCAACTTCATCCACACCTTCGGCTCGGGCGCGGCGTCATTGCCCAGCAACGCGATGGAGATCGGCTACCCCGACGTGCCGTCCTTCGATGTCTGCACCGGCGTGCGCGCCGATACGCTGGAGATGGACTTCACGCCGACTGGCGCAGCGACCGCGACCTTCGGTCTGATGGGCCAGGGCTCTGCGCGCACCGGTGCGACGTCAGGCGGCACGCCGACCAGCGCGGCCTACACCGCCTTCAACAAGGCGCAGGGGTCAATTACGCGCAGCGGTTCGGCGCTGGCGCAGGTCACCGGCGCACGGCTCACCTACGCCAACGGCATGGAGGCGGTGCGCACCATCCGTGCCGATCGCCGCGTCGAAGGGGTGGATCCCGGCATCGCCCGCTGCACCGGCCAGATCACGGTGCGCTTCGAGAACACCACACTGCTGGCGCAGGCGCAGGCCGGCACCTCGGCAGAATTCGCCCTGGCCTTCACCATCGACGCCAATCGCAGCCTGACAATCACGCTGCACGAGGTCTATTTGGCGCTGGCCAAGACGCCGATCGAGGGGCCGGCTGGCGTCGAGGCCAGCTTTGATTTCCGCGCCGCGTTCAACCCGACGGCGACGCGCATGATGACCGCGGTGCTGCGGAACCAGCAGGCGGGGACGGAGTATGCGTGAGCCTGGTCGATGACGATGCGAGTTTGCGTTGGGCGGAAAGATGACAGGGATGCCACGCCCGTCTCAAACGTCGAAGGAAGCCAAGATTGGGCACGGCCCGGCGCTTCCCTCGGCACACTCCCGCGCCAATCGTCGGAGGGCGTCTCGGGCGCGCTGAAGATCGGCAATCTTGCGGTCGAGCGCCTCGATGCGTGCCTTCGAAAGCTCGCGGGCGCGGCTGCGATCCTCGCCGGCATCCAGGTCTAAAAGCTCCCTGATCTCCTCCAACGTGAATCCCGCCGCTTGTGCCTGCCGGATGAAGCGAAGGCGCCGCAGATCGGCTTCATCGTAGTGCCGGATCCCATCTCCTCGCACAGGCGTCCTGAGCAGCTCCTTGCGCTGATAGAAGCGGATCGTCTCGACGCCCACGCCACCAGAGGCGGCAAGCTCGCCAATGGTCAGCGATCCGGCCCGTTTGGGCTTGCCGTCGGAAGGCAATCGAGACCCTTGACTCTGTACCATGGTACGGAACCTATATTCGGGCCGACCGGATTTCAAGGAGCCCGAACATGTCGGCCACAACCACCCTCTCACCTGCATCGAGCCGCCCAGCGTTGGCGAAAACGGCTGTCATCCACCGCATGGTGATGGCGCACCACACCTGCCCCTACGGCCTGAAGGCCAAGGACCTACTCGAACGCTCCGGCTACGAGGTCGAGGACCGCCACCTCACCACGCGCGAGGCGACTGACGCCTTCAAAGCAGAGCACGGCGTGGCGACGACGCCCCAGGTCTTCATCGGAGGCGAGCGCGTCGGCGGCTACGACGATCTGCGCCGGTTCCTCGGCAAGCCCGTGGCGGACCCAAAGGCCACGAGTTACCGCCCAGTCGTCGCTCTATTCGCCATGACCGCCCTAATGGCCATGGCGGTGAGCTACGCCGTGACGGGGAGCGCCTTCACCCTCCGCGCGGCGGAGTGGTTCATCGGCTTCTCGATGGTCGTGCTGGCGCTGCTGAAGCTCCAGAACATCGAGAGTTTCTCGACGATGTTTCTGAACTACGACCTGCTCGCCAAGCGGTGGGTGCCCTACTCCTACATCTACCCCTTCGCTGAGGGCTTAGCCGGAGTACTGATGGTCGCGGGTGCACTCACTTGGCTGTCGGTGCCGATCGCACTCTTCATCGGAACCATCGGCGCGGTCTCGGTATTCAAGGCCGTCTACATCGACCGGCGCGAGCTGAAGTGCGCCTGCGTCGGCGGGTCGAGCAATGTCCCCCTCGGCTTCATCTCCCTGACCGAGAACCTGATGATGGTCGCCATGGCGCTGTGGATGGCGCTTGCCGCGTTAGGCCTCCCGGCCGGCGCGGGCCATGCGATGTAAGCCGGCGCTCCGCTTCCAGGAGTTCACCTCTTTTTTCCAGTCAAATGGGCCTGCCCGGGCTTTCCCCGGGCGGCCGCAGGCTCGGCCTTCACTTCTTGTCGTCGCAAAGGGGCAAGTGATGATCGCCCTCGACGACACCATCGCGAACATCGCCCTGCCAAGCACCTAGGCCTTGGTTTTCAGGTAGGGCCGGGCGCTTACGCGTCCGACGACATCGCTGGGTGCGGCGGCTGTCCCGGCCACACAATCACGCAACGGAGAACCACATGCTCACCCTCGACCTCCCGGTCGAGCCGTACTGGCTCGACCTGCCGCGCGGCGTGCGCGTGGAAATCCGCCCCGTTACCACCGCCGTCATGGCCGCCGCCCAGGCCGGCTCCGCCCGCCGCCTCGGCGCGCTACGTGCCGCGGACGCCGACCTCGACCCCGACATGGCGCGCGGCCTGGCCTTTGCCTTCCTCGTCAAGGCGCTTGCCCGTCACGCCGTCACCGCCTGGGAGGGGGTCGGCGACGCCGCCGGCAGGCCGCTGCCGCTCTCGCCCGAGGCGGTCGAGCGCCTGATGGACATGGACGAGATGGCCGCCGCCTTCTGGGATCGCGCCAACGGTCCGGTCGCCGCGGTGGCCCTGGAGGGAAACGGCTAAGGGCTCGGGCCGAATGGCACTTCGGCCAGGGCCCTGACTACTGCCGCGGTTGCGCGGCCCTCGATCGCGACTGTGGGCTCGCCTGTCCCTACGCAGCCCACGCCCCGGCCAGCGTCGAGGGTGCCGCCTGCTGGGCCGCCGGCACTACCTGCGCCACGGCGACTATGGCAGGCCTCGACTTGGACATGCCGGCTGCGCTCGCCACCTCCCGCGAGATGGGCGCCTCTGGCTGGGCCGCGGCGGAACTGCTGCTGGCCCTGCGCGTGGGCCTCGCCGCCGGCAGCGCGTCCCGTCGCCCTGACCACCCCACTGACCCGGGAGGCGTGACGCATGGCTGACGCCACCCGCCGCGTCTCGGTCCGGCTGTCCCTGGACGATGCCGCCCGGGTCAAGCAGGAGCTGCGCGAGGTCGGCGAGACCGGCCAGCGGAGCCTGGAGCGCATCCAGGGCGGCGCCGATCGCGCCTCCCGCGCGCTCGACCTGCTCGATGTTGCTGTGCGCGGCGTGCAGATTGCCGGCCTCGCCGCCGGCCTGCGCGCCGTGGTGGTCGCCGGCGATGCGCTGACCCAGTCTATGGGGCGCCTGAACACTGCGCTGGGTTCAGTCGAGCGCGCGGGCGAGATCTACGACCGCCTCTATCGCGACAGCCTGCAGACCGGCGTCGCCGTCCGCGAGAGCGTCGACGCCTTCGCCCGCTTCTCGATCGCCGCGCGCGAGATCGGCGCCACTTCCGACCAGGTCGCCACCCTGGTCGGCGGCCTGCAGCGCATCGCCATCGCGTCCGGCGCCTCGCAGCAGGAGATCGCCTCCTCCACGCAGCAGCTCGCCCAGGCGCTGGCCTCTGGCACGCTGCAGGGCGACGAGTTGCGCTCGATCCTGGAAGGCCTGCCGACGTTGGCGCAAGCGCTGGCGCGCGAGCTCGGCGTGTCCATCGGCGAGCTGCGCAAGCTGGGAAGTGAGGGCAAGCTCACTGCCGACACGGTCTTCCCGGCGCTGCTGCGCGCGGTCGAGCGGCTGAATGGCGAGTTCGAGCGGGCGCCACTCTCCGTCGGCCGCGCCTTTGGCCAGCTCACCGCCGCCGCCGACCAGTTCCTCGCCCGGCTCGACCAGGCCATCGGCCTGTCCAACGCGCTGGCCCGCGCCCTTTCCGGTGCCGCCCGCGTGCTGGACGGGGTCCGCCGCGGCTCCGGCCTGCTGCTGCCCTCTGAGCAGGAGGCCGACCGCCGCGCCCAGGCCGAGGCGCTGCGCGCCCAGATCGCCCGCCTCGAGGCGGAGAACGATGGCCGCGACAGCCTGCGCTCACAGCCCCGTCGCGGTTCGATCCAGGGCGGGCTCGTCGGCGCCGCACAGCAGCAAGCCGGCGTCGATCGCGCTGCCCGGCTGGAGGAACTGCGGCGGCAGTACCAGGAACTCCAGGAGGAGATCACCCGCGGCGAGCAGGCCGCTGGCGAACGCCAGCGCACCGAACAGGAGGCTGCGGCCGGCCAGGCCGCCGAGGCACGCCGTCGCCGCACGGCCGCCGACGCCGAGGAACTGCGCAAGGCGCTGGACGACCGCTTCCGGATCAACAGCGAGTACGACGACCGCGTCCGGCGCCTGCGCGAGGCGGAGGCCGCGGGCGGCATCACCGCCGCCGACCGCACCCGCCTCGAGACCCTGGCGCTACGCGAGCGCGACGAGGCGCTGCGCCGCATCGAGGGCACCACCCGCCGCGTCGCATCCATCCCGCGCCCCGACCGCGAGGCCGAGCGCGAGATCAACGACATCATCCGCGAGCGCGAGCGGCTGATCCAGAACAACGAGAACGCCCAGGAACGCTACACCCGGCGCCTCGAAACCCTCGGCCGCCTGGTGGAGCGCTCCGAACGCATCGGCCAGCCCATCCCCGACGAGACCGTCTCGCGCGAGGCCAATGCCGCGCTGGAGGAGCTGGAGCGCAGCCAGCAGCGCGTCCAGCAGGCGACCGAGCGCACCAGCAACACGGCGCGCGAACTCGGCCTGACCTTCTCGTCGGCCTTCGAGGACGCGATCATCAAGGGCGAGAGTTTCTCGAAGGTGCTCCAGGGCATCCTGCAGGACATCGCGCGCATCGTGGTCCGCCGCACCATCACCGAGCCGCTTGGCACCGCGGTGACCTCCAGCCTGGTCGGCTTTGACTTCGGCTCGATCTTCTCGGGGCTGGGCTCGGCGCTGGGCGGGCTATTCCGCGCCGAGGGCGGGCCGGTGGCGGGCGGCCAGCCCTACATCGTCGGCGAGCGCGGGCCCGAATGGTTCGTGCCGAACCGGAGCGGCACGGTGCTGCCCAATGGCATGGCGCCCGGTGGGCCGGTGATCAACCAGAGCATCACCATCGATGCGCGCGGCGCCGATGCCGGCGTCGAGGCGCGGCTGCGCGTGCTCTCGGCGCAGATCGTGCGCCAGGCGAGCGCGGCCACGCTCGACGCCATCCGCCGCGGCGGCAGCGCCACCTCCATCGTGCGGGGATAGAGCCATGACGGAATACGCCTGGCCCGCCACGCTGCGCCCGTCGCGGCTGAGCTTCTATCTTCAGCACAACACCCTGCGCTTTGTCTCGCCGGTCACTCGCGCCACGCAGGTGCTGCGGCGGGAGGGCGCGCGCTGGGTGGCGGAGGCCAGCTTCGAGCCGCTGGGGCGCGTGCAGGCTGGCGTGATGGACGGGCTGCTGGCGGCCCTGGCCGGCTCGGCCAACACGGTGCGCATCTGGGACTGGCGCCGGGAGTACCGCACCGGCGATCCGCGCAGCCAGGGCGATGTCCCGACCGGGCCGTACAGCTTCTCCGACGCGACCATCTTCACGGACGGAACGGGGCTGGTGGTGGGATCCGGCAATCCCTCGCTGGCGGCCGGCGCGCCGCGTGGCGCGCTGTCGATTGTCACGCAGGGCTGGTGGCCCAGCACGGTCGCCGTCGGTGCTGGCGACTACATCGGCCTCGGTGGGCGCCTCTACATCGCCACCGCTGCGGTCGCGGCCTCCGGCGCCGGGACAGCCACCATCGCCATCGCGCCGCCGCTGCGCGCCGCGGTGGTGGTGGGCGAGCCGCTGATCCTGTCGCTGCCGAGCGTGCCGATGCGGCTGGTGTCGGATGATGAGGCGGCGAACCCGACGCGGCCTGGCCCCTTCGCCGCCGTCTCGATCCGCCTCGAGGAAGCCCTCTGATGTCCGGCACCCCGCGACTCAGCAACCAGGCGGCGGCCGCCGCCACCGCGCCGATCGCCACGCCGGTGGTGCTGGTCGAGCTCGACTTCGCCACCGGGCCCTTTCGCGTCTGGACCGGGCTCGGGCCGCTGGACTGGGCAGGGAAGGTGTTCGAGGGCGCTGGCAGCATCGGTGCCATCTCGGATGTGGAGGAGACGGTGGAACTGCGCGCTGTCCGCCTGACCCTCGCGCTGTCGCCGGTGCCGCAGGAGGTAGTCGATATCGCGCTGGCCGAGCGCAGCTACCGACTGCGGCCCGTCACGCTCTGGGGTGCCCTTCTCGACGCGCAGGGCGCCTTCGTCGCCGACCCGTTCCCGCTCTGGGCAGGACTGATGGACACGATGGAGGTGACTGACGGCGCGGAGCCCTCTGTCGCGCTGGCCTGCGAGAGCCGGCTGGTGGACCTCGAGCGCGCCGAGGTGCGCCGCTACACGGACGCCGACCAGCAGGCCGAGTATCCGGGCGATCGGTTCTTCGAGTTCGTCCCCGCCCTGCAGGAGGCGGAGATCCGGCTGCCGATCCAGTGAGAGGCTCACCCCCGGGCCGGCTGCCCGAATGGCCGGACCGGCTGGCAGCACTCATCACCGCAGCTGAGCATCGGCCCTTTGACGCGGCACGCTGGAACTGCGGGCGCTTCGCCATGGCAGCGGTGGTCGCGTGCACCGGGCGGCGTCCCTCCTGGCAGTACCGCCCCTCCTTGGCGGAGATGGCGGACACCGCCGGCTACCCCCGCGTGCCGGTGCCCTTCGCGCGCGCGGGCGACGTGATGCTGGCCGCCGCCCCCGATCGCCTCGGGGTCGTGCTCGACGCCGGCCGCGTGGCCTTCGTCGGTCCCGCGGGCCTGCTCCGCGTGCCCATCACCAGCTGCACCATCGCCTGGAGGGTTGGCTGATGCCCGTCGCCATCCCCTTCATCGCAGCCGCGGCGGGGGCCGCCGCCTCGGCCGTCATTGGCGGCGGCGTTCTGGGCGCCGTGGCGGCCGCCGGCGCCGCCCTGGTGGTGTCCGCCGTGGGGGCCGCGGTCTTCCGGCCCAAGTCGCCCTCCGCCGCCCGCAGCGCCAACGTCACGCCAGGGACGGACACCGGCCCGGGGTCGGGCTTCGACCCGCGCACGCCCGGCGCCGGCCGCACCCAGTCCTTCCGGCAGCCGATCACCGAGCACCAGATCGTCTTCGGCCGCTGCCGCACCTCTGGCCCGGTCGTGTTCCTGCATTCCGCGACCGACGATGAGGGCCGCGCCGACGGATTTCTCCACGTCGTCGTGGTGCTGGCCGCGCATCGCGTGCGCGCCATCGGCGAGGTGTTCCTCAACGGCACCACCTCCACCGACGCGAAGTTTTCTGGCCTGCTGCGGATCGACCGCGCGCTGGGCGATCCGGGCCAGGCGGCCAATGCCAACCTCGTGGCGGATACCGGCGGCCAATGGACCGCGGCCCATCGCGGCCAGGGGCGCGCCTATCTCGCCGTCCGCCTCAAGCTGCGGCCCGAGGCCTTCCCCTCCGGTGCCCCCAGCATCTCCGCCATCGTCGAGGGGGCCGACACCATCCTCGACCCGCGCACCGGCTCCACCGGCTGGTCCGACAATCCCGCGCTCTGCCTGGCCTGGTACCTGACCTCGCCCTTTGGGTGGCGCGCCGCCTGGGGCGATATCGATCTCCCGGCGCTGATGGCGGCGGCCAATATCTGCGACGAGATCATGGGTCGGCGCGATGGCACCGCCGAGCGGCGCTACACCGTCAACGGCGCCGTCACCTTGGGCGAGGGCAAGATCGCCATCACCCGCAAGCTGTTGGCCGCCATGGCCGGCGCCTTGGTCGTGAGCGGAGGGCGCTTCTACATCCATGCCGGCGCGCCGGCACTGCCGGCTGCTACCCTCACCTCGGACGATCTGCGCGGCGACGTCACCATCGTCGGCTCGCGCCCGCGGCGGGATCTCTTCAACGGGGTGCGCGCCGTTTATGTCGAGCCGGCCGCGGCCTGGCAGCCGACCGACGCGCCGCCGCTGCTCGCCAGCAACTACGTCACCGAGGATGGCGGCGAGGCGATCTACCGGGACATGG